GGGATTACACACACAAATATTGCATTCACATTGGCATAGTTGATTTGTTGTGATGGAATTGAATGTTTCGTTTTTGTGATTTTCACATGCATAGATTTGTTTATTGTTGATATAGAGTTTTGTTATATCACTTTTTGGACATGTGTTACACGTGATTTTTCTTATGCCACCGATTAAATAGTTCGTGTGATTTGTTAATGCGATGTGTTGTGTTAAATGTGATATCGTGCTTATATTGTTACAAAATGATTGCTTGCATGTTTTACAAGTGTAAACTGCAGGCTCACTACATATATAACAATAAAATTGTGATTTGAGATTTTTATTTTCATACGATTCTGTGATTGAGAATTTGTTGAAGGTATGAGATTTGTAGTGATTTGGGTGTGTTTTGACGAAATTGTAATAAGCATCGGATTGATCAAAGCCTACAAGATGATCCATGATTTCATGGAGATCAGTGGCATGAGTGCTTAATAACATTTCTGAGTCAGGGATGTCTTTTTTGAGTAATTCTGACAAGTGAGTGTTGTCGTAGAATTGTGTTTTTGTGTCTATGTACTCACGTAGAATATATAGAAATTTAAGGCGTTTATCATCAGATAAACCTTTGCCATCTAGATAGTAGTAATATGGATATAAACATGAGTATAGTGCAAAGATACGTGCTAGATTTACATCTGGGCTATATGCAGTATTCTTATCTGCTAATAGCAGGGCTGCATAAAGACGTTCAAACTCGGGTAACGGGAACATCATATTGCCAAAGGTAAATGTATCTTGTGAAAGAAATTCACGAGCACCACGCTCAACGGGATCTACATGATATTTGTTTCTGTTATTTTGTATATCATAACGGGATAAAAAGTATGATATATCCATATGTCGGTCATAATTTATGAGACGTTTATCATGCAAGAATAAACCATCATCTGATAGCACCTTGCTTTTGCAGATATATTTGTTGATTGTTGTGATTATTTCTGTACTATGGTAGAGTGGTGTTGTTTTTATATAATCAGCTGGTATAGTATTCATTGTTGTTGATGCGATGAAATTGCGTACTGGTCGTTGGAGCTTGAAATTCTCATTTGTAGAGGTTGACAATTGGAACAAGTAGGCATATGTGTCAATGAATAGATGCATAATTGAATTACCATCAGCAGTTCTGGAGTTACCTGATGTAACACCTCCTGGTTTTTGATATAATTCATCACCAAATACAAGCATGTTATATAGGATTTGTGTTGTTTCTGCGATATGTTTTCTCCATAGTGTGTTCATATTATCAGGGCTCAATTGTGAAAGTGCCATTGAAT